TGCTACCATAGTATGTTGTATTACTCAAACTATTAAGATTGTCATCTACTATATCAAATAGCGGAGGTTGATTTACTTTTATTTTTTTCTGTGTTTGAACCCAAGAATTGGTTATTAGATCCCACTTCCAAGTTGTGCCGCGATGTGCGCTTCCAAACAGTACATTAATTTCAGTTTGATCCGCTATTGTTAAATCTAATACTGGATTGAGAGTAATCGCCGCAGACTGGTTCTGATTTGTAGATATCATTTCAACTACATAGACATTTTTTCTTACTTCAGTATTATCATCAGTAGCAAGTACTATGCGATCTCCATCCAACAATTCAATACCATCAATTTGATATGATGTTTTACCTACAATATTGATTAGTGATGATCCAGAATTATCAAAGTAGGTTACTGCGCCCGCACTGTTATTTCCACCCCCAAACAGTTGTAAATTACCACGAAATTCAATGATTGGTCTTTGCGCTCTGATAACTTTATTTGTACCCTTGGCAGATACATAACCCAGTGCTGCTACTGTAGTATCTATAACACTCTGATGAAACCAGCGGTTGCTACGAGTCCATGCGTTCAAATCTCTGCTGTTTCTGTTAATAGTAATATAATCGGGTGTCATTGGTGCATATAAGTCACTGTCCCAACGATTTAAGTCATATGTAACATCATCCCATAAATTGTATACCAATTCAGAACTTAGTTCTGTAACAGCATACTTTGAAACTTCCAACAGCTTAATTGATGTTCCAACACCGTCAACATAATATTCTTTATCAGCGTAACTAGCAGGTACAACAGAATTGTCAAACTTGATTTTTAATCCATTGGTAAATGTTACTCCATTGGAAGATGTATAAGTTTTCTTTCCAATAATGTCATTAACGTCAATGTATGCCGCGGCATTTGTTTCAAATATGTTGATTTGACCAACCCGTTTTTCATCAACACTGCTCTGATAATATAATTTGTTTAATACTGCACTAAGATACGGGATCTGTGCAATAGTGTCCGTCTGTGTTCTGTAAAATATTTGACCAGCGTATTTTACACCGCTATTAACTATTATTTTTTGTGTTGCTGGTATAGTAGAACCAGCAGTTAAACTAACTGTGTTGTTATTTACTTGTATAGTATAGAATTCTTTTCTATTTTCACTATTATAGAATAGCAGTGTTTTTCCGTTTATCTCACTGATTCCATCAATAGTAGTAATAGATGAATTATTAATTTCACTGTAGAGTTTAGTAGTTACCAGATCAACTGATAAGTTTCCAGGTATATTAAACGCGCTCTGTGCATCAGACTCTGGTACAGTAAAAGTAATAGTGCGTGTACCATTTTCAGTGACACCAAGTATCTCGCGAGTATTTGTTGTAGTTTCATATCCGGATAATCCAGGAACTCCTTGAATCCACAATTGCTCATCAGCTAGAGATGTTTCCAATTCAAAGGTATATGTTCCACCGCGAAGTAAATTAATAATTGGGTTTGATCCCGCATTATCAGTTAACTTAAATTCATTTTTTGAACTAGAAAGAAGATACTTGTCTTCTAGGAAAATAGTTCTGTTTGTTATTAAAACTGCATCGGGTCCGTAGGGAATCCAGTAATACTGCGAAAAATTTACTATCTTGTCATAGTCAATAAATGGGTCCCAACTGTAAAATTCATTATTGAATAGTCTGTCATGGTTGTATGTCTGACCGCCAAAATTATTAATTGCTTTGACAATTCCTGAATAATCAATAAAATCAGTTGCCTGTTGTGTATCTGGTTTTAAGAAAACAACGCTGGGGTCAAATTGATAATTTGATCTGCCGACAGTGGGTTCTATCACATACTTATCATCTGCATTGACGCCGTAGCCATACTTGGTTCCTATATAACCCTGAACTCTATTTAAGTTGGGTTGTGCTGTTAACACATCCAGAGTAGCATTTAGAAACTGACGATTACTTTCAGTTCTGAATATCTCTGGTAGAAAATCCAATGTCCTTACTTTATTGACCATATTATGTTACTATCTGTATACTATTACTTATCTTATTAATATATTATATTAATAAGATTGCTGCAAAGTCTGTGCAGTTAAAGAACTGATTACGATAATATCAGATGTTGTTGCTCCATTTACAAATATTTCATTAGGAGCACTGCGTATTTCATACAAATCTCCAAATGTTTGTGTCGGGTCATTAGGAACTAAAACAACAGAACTAATGAGCCCACCCAATTGAAAATGCAAATACGCCGATAATTCACTAAAGTAAAAAGTATCTCCAAAATCCCACTTGTCAAGTGTAAAATAATTATTTAATGCACTCAATACACTACTACGAATCTGACTGTCGCTTACAGTAATATTTGAACTCTTAATGACTTTAATTTGTCCGCGAAGTGCAGGAGCGGCCTTTTTTCCAAACAGTGGTTTAAAAATAACACTGTTCAATATTATTGTATCTGACAGCATTTTATATTTGTCTAAATTTCCATATGCCTGCTGTAATTCGTTAGTAGATGGTTTAACTGGCTCTGTAACTGTTCCAGTTGTATCATTCAACCAATTCTGATACTGAGTATAATATGACTGAGTGACAAGATATAAATCAATGATATTTGTAGTTGCGACATCAACTCTAGTAGAGTTATCACTGTTGTGTCTGTACTGAAAGTTAATGTTTCCTCTACCAGATCTTGCAAAATAATTATCAGTTACTTCAACTAAGTTGTACACTGTTGGTGTAACATTTTTAATCGGCTGAGTTTGCCAGAATATTTTTTCCGAAGTTGCATAAAACACTGTGTTTGCTGGATAGTCGTACATAATTTCAAGTATGTCATTTTTAGTACTGTAATTATAAATTACAGCACCAGTAGACAACAGTTGCGAACGATAGAGTGCATCAGAGTCCAAGTATTTTTTGAAAAATACTAAACTGTTCTGAGTATCGGATATATTACTAAAAAAATCAGGATCATAACTAAAACCAGTAGTTGAATTTATACTACTTACTTTTACTTGATAGTCGTCTGGATAACCATCACTCAGTGTTACCTGATCAGTGACATTTAATACATAATCCATTCCAAGTGTGCGTGTACTGGTAGCATTATCATTTGTTTTAATAATATTGACAAAATCACTCAGTGTTTGTCCAGTTTTTTGATCATATATTTTTTTATTGTTTTCAAATGAAAATCTCACATTGTATACGCTTCCGAAATAATAATTTATGTTTCGAGTTCTTACTTCATAGTTGGAATTTATGCTGTTATATTCAAACTTAACAAACCAATTATTATTTGCTTTTGTAGTTACTGACCATCTGAGTAAATTTATAGGAACACTGTTATCAAATATCAATGAAAAGTTTTGTTCTTGTTTAATCAACTCAGTCATTTGATTAATAATAGTACTACCAACTGTGTTATCAAAAGCTGGAATTATTACGCTTAACTCTGCTCCTGTTGGCACATATGAGCTTAATTTAATTGGACCAGAATTATCCAGGAAGTTCCCATTTCCAAAATTTTTACCGTCTCCAATAACATCAATAATACCTACCCATATATATGATTTACTCTCAGACCTATTTGAAGAGTTGATGTCCATTAAACGATTGTCACTGGTAAAATATTTTCCCGCTGGAGCAACAAATTTTAAGTGCGCGCCTTTGGTAGCATATCTGATATTATTACTAGCAGAAATACCGGCACTTATAGGAACAATACTGTTACCAATCTTGTTATAAAAATATCCAGTTACCGCATTATTACTCACCGATGATTTGTTCCAATAAATCTTAGATCCAGAGGAATCAATACTTGGAACATATCTAGTATAATTTGCTTGATAGTATTGTTGTGCTGCGCTATCACTTAAAAGTACACTAAGTGTACTGTTGACAAATTCAAGTGCAATATTAATGCTGCTGGTACTAAATGTACTAACTGAGTCCATACTGTCAGTGTATAGTGCTCCGTCATCGGCAAACACATTAACGCTACTGTATTTTGCAGTTGGATCTAACAAATCTAGGTTGCGACTGATGCCAATGCTACTGCGATTTAGAGCTTTGCTCTTGGCAATACTATTGTATTGCGTAAACGGAAAATTACTGTAATCTTCTCCGTTTACCATGCGATTTTGTGTGTAGTATCGTGCTGGTGCTCGTTCTTTTATTGAAAGCAGGGACTCTCTTTCCAGTGCCGTATTTACAGTTGTCTGTAAGTTTAGTGTAAGTGTTAAAGTTTCAGTTTTATTATTTCTACTAATATAGTCTAAATTAACTACTATACCCTGCATCTCACTTGGATTGATTGTGTATGTAGCAGCGTTGCCACTACGCACATATGCACGAAATTTTCCAACTGGAATTTCTCCAAATGTACCATCACCAAATACATAATTTACTTGGTCATTGTATCTACTTGTTACAGCAAATATTTTTCTGCTGATAGTGTTATTGACCGAATCAGTGTAGGCATATAAACTATCAACTTTTCTCCATCTATATAGTGGAGTTTCAGCATCGTCTAGTTCATATAGCCAGGTGTCAGTGTCATTGATACCCATGATATCTATAGAATGACTATTGTTTTCTATTCTCTCTGAAAAACCAAAGTCACGACTCAACAGTGTACCCTGCTTAAAATAAAAAAAGAATCCAGTGTCGGAACTACCATATCCCAATTTATCGTTACGGTATAGCATAATAAATTGTCCGTTTGGAGCCGGAGGTAATTCATAATAACTTTCACTGTTAATACTGCTGACACTAACTAATTCAAAATTCATTACGGTACCATCAATTTGACTCTTAAATGGTAGTATTGGATTTTCGTCTGTATTAATGTTTATGGTATACTCGTCGCTTTTTATTCCGTTTATTAAATTTGAATTTCCAGGGCGGCCAATTCTTTGACTATTAATTAAACTGGCATTAAGTATCATATTAAATTGTTCTTGCCAATTTTTATTGGCGCTATCATTCCATAACACTACTGTATTGCTTAAATTTACGCCATTAATATCAATCACATTTTCCGTCGTGCTTACGGCAGTTAGCTTTAGTAGGCCCTGTCCAGTAATATTTCTTTTTGGAGTATAACTTACAAGATTAGCTAATTTTACAACGCTATCTCGGCGCTCAGCGGTATCAATAAAGTTTTCTCGTGCGTTGAGATCGTTACGAAATGCCAGTGACTGGCCCATAAAGGCTATAACATCTAATAATGCAACATATTCACTACTTTCAATGTAGTCATTAAATGTTTCTGGATAGTACTGAGTAAGATAGTCTATAAAGCTTTTACGAAGAGTTTCATAATCATAACTCTGAAAGTCAGCCTCACGATAGGTCTGATAAAATCTTTTCCAATCTTGTATGCCAAATAACGCACTCTGTCTGCTGCTGGTCGCCATTTTATAATTATCCTATGATAGAGTATTTATCCGTTTCAAAAACTAAACTTTTAAGTTGTCATGTTCTGAATTGTGCCAGTTTGCTTGTCTATTAATAACCCAAACTCCACATAACTGTTTAATGGTTGAATAGTAGCTTGCACTTCTATCAATATACCGTTTTCATACGAGTATGCATTGACATTATCTAGTTGAATCCTAGGATCAGTTCCAGCAACTCTACGAATTTCTGTTTCAAGTTGTTTGACAACATCTGATGTATTGGGATCAAATAAAAATTCCCACAGTGTGGTTCCATATCCAGGATTCCCAACT